CTCGTTCTTGCCCACGCCCTGGTATTCGAGCGGGCCGCTCTCGCCACGCGTCGCGCCATAGGCCAGCGCGATCGCAATTGCCGCGTCGCCGTGGCGTGCGCCGCCCGTTTCAGCTTTCA